AACTTGGAATCAAAAATCATTAACATTTGAGAATGGTTGTAGAATAAAAACATCAGCAAGGTCTAAGACACCAGCAATTGGTTTTACCATTGATGTACTTTACTTAGATGAGTTTGCACACATTCCTTCAAATATTATTGAACCTTACTATACTGCAGCGTATCCAACAACAGCCGCTGTACAAAACTCAAAAATTATTATTACATCAACACCAAATGGTATGAACCTATTCCATAAGTTATTAACTGATGCAGAAAGACCAGAAGGTGATCCACTTAAAAATAACTATAAAGCTATGAGGGTTTACTGGCATCAAGTACCAGGTAGATTTGTAACTTATGTAAGATTAAATCCACATAGATTATATGAAAATGGTGTAACTAAAGAACAAATACTTGAACAAGTAAGAGAAGTATTCCCAGAAGATGTAACAAAATCAAAAATGTATTGGAATGTTGACTTTCAAAAAGATATTATTGAAGTTTATAATAATGAGATGTGTACTGATGAAGATGTTAAAAATCTTAACTTCATAAATAACAAAGGATTTGAAGTTCCTTTGAGATCAATTGGTGAGATGACAACTTGGAAAGAAGAAGCAATAAAAGATATTGGTGGTGAGGATGCATTTAACCAAGAATATGGTTTAAGATTCATCAACTCAAGTAAATCATTATTAAATGAAGCAATTATTGATGAGTTATTAAAAGGTAAGAAAAACTATAAGTTTGAAGAAATAGTAGAGTTTGAAAATAAATTAAAATTTAGCTATAGTGATTTAAAATGGATTGATGATGATGAAATATTTAGTCCTATAAATAGAAATGAGTACAAGTTTATTCTTTCTGTGGATATTGCAGAAGGATTAGGACAAGATTACTCAATTATAAATATATTCAAAATATCAGAAAAATCAAAAGAACTTATTGAAATACAAAGACCATCTTATAAGTCTATAATAGATTTTTTTAGACTTGAACAAGTAGGTATATTCAGAAGTAACTTTGTGTCAGTTAAACAACTAGCAGAGTTATTATATATGTTGGTATTTGAATATCTTAATTCAGAGAATGTTAAGATTGTATTAGAATTAAATAACTATGGTAATACATTATTAGCAGAGATGCCACATGTTTTAGAAGGAAATAATAATTATGGTTCATCTGTATTCTTTAGATATAAACATAGAGCAGATGCAACAGATGAAAAGGTTGGTCTTAAAGTTGGTGAGAATAAAAATTTATTAGTTAAGGACTATCAAGATTTAATGATGTCTAAAGGATTTACAATTACTAATGAAGATACTATTAGAGAAATAACAACATTTGTTAAACATACAACAACATCAGGTAATACAAGATATGCGGCAGATGTTGGACATGATGATACAGTTATGACTATTGTAAATGCAACTTCTGCATTTCAAAAGAATGATTTTAGAGAAATGTGTCAAGAATATTTAGATTTAATATCCACTACAGAGTTTAGAAATTATGTAAATGATTGTTTAAAAAATTTAGACTATGTTGAAAGTGTAGATTATGGTCAATTATTAAGAGTAAGAAAACAATTTTTGAACAGAAATAAAGGATACAATACAGATAGTGGTATTAACTGGTTTAATAGCAATAATCAATACTAAATAAAAAAGACATCTTATGATGTCTTTTTTTTTATTCATTCACTTCCATAGTGACTGAGAGTCCTGCAGATTTTAGTTTATTTTTCATTTCTGAAATGGTTTCTAAATCACCATATTTAACATCACACTTACCATTGTTATGAACAATATGAGCACATTGTGTTGCTTGGTCTGGTTCATGTTTACATACTTTAATTAAACATTCAATAACCCATTCAAATGAATTAAAATCATCATTATGAAGCATTAAACGATAAGGTTTAGATAGAACTGCATCTACCATTGTCTTTGATTGTTTCTTAGTAATTGTTGGCATATTATTTATTTTTTATTTTTGTTGTTGTCATATTTACTACATCAATTATAGTTACATCACAAGGCATTGTTTTAGCCCATTCTTTAAACTCAACTAAATGTTCTTCTCGATCGTCATACATGATAAATTCCTCTGGTTGTAATTCACTAATAAATGTTTCAAATAGTTTTGTTTTGAAGTACAATGTATCACCAGGTCCTCTTTTACAGAAAACTCCATCAAATGATAAATTGTTCTTGTTTAAGATAGCTTCTACTTGTGGTCTTAATCTTTCAATTCTACCAGTTGCTAAAATAACAAAGTTATCAGAATCTGAAACAGCTTTAAGATATTCATTATATACAGGTCTATTTAATGGTGTATCAAAAATTGTGGTATCTAAAGTTTCTGGCTTTGACCACCAACCTTTATGTGGATAATCATATCCTGTTTTTTCTTTCCATATAACTTTACCTTCATCTTCCAAAGCAGTGTGGAAAAGGGTTGCATCAAAGTCAAAACATATCAGTTTCTTATATTTCATATTATTATTTATTTTTATACAAATATATATATAATTTTTTAATATATAACTAAAAATTATGAAAATTATGAAACTTGATTTTACAAAAATTTTAATTTTATTTTTATTAGTATCAACTATTGGGTTTGGTCTTACTTGGTATTTTGGTGGCTTTGATGCATCAAAAGAAAGAGTTAAACAACTTGAAGAAGATTATAAAAAGTTAGAAAAAGAGAAAGAAGCAGCAGAAGCAAAAATTGCAGCTTGGAAAGAGATATTTGATAAGAAAGATAAACAAGATAAAAAAATGACACAGGAAGTAATCAATGCAAAAACTGATGCCAATGTTGCAAAAATTAATGCAGAAAGAGCAAAATCTGAATTATCTAAACTTCAAAGTGGTATGTCACAAACTAGAAAAGAAATTGAAGAAATGAAAAATAATCCAAAAGTTTTAACTGATGATGAACTTTTAGAAGAATTAATAAAAAATACATCTTCAATAGAAACTAAAAAAGTAAGTAAATTACCTGAAATAAAAGATAATACAGAAATTAAACATAAAGTTTTAGCAAATGAGACATTATATTCTTTGTCTAAGTTATATAATGTGAGTGTTTCTGAAATAATGGAACAAAATAAATTTTTAACAAAGAAAGGTTTACAACCTGGACAAACCCTAACAATTAAAACTAATTAGTCTAAAAAATAATAATAATGAAATGAAAAAACTATTTACAATACTAATGACATTGATATTTACAACAACAATGTTTTCTCAAGTTACACCAGAAATTAAATATCCAAGATTTGAAAAAGACTCATTAGGACAAAAAGTTGTAATAATGACTATACCACAAGCCTTGAAACTTAATAATAATTCAAATATATTGGGAAAATTTGAATTATTACAAGCAGAAATGCAAGATTATGAAAATATTTGTTTAAAAGTAATTAATGAAAAAGATGAGGTAATTGCAAAGTTAGATGTTGTTATTACTAAACAAGATGGTCAATTACTTGTCAAGGATGAGAAAATAAAAGCTCTACAAGGAGAAATAATTGAATGGATGCAAAAAAGTCAAATTCTACAGACAGAAGTTGCAAACAGACAAAAAGTAATTGATGAGAAAAATAGTCAATTATCAAGACTAAAAACAAAGATGGTTGTAGGTGGAATAGGTGGATCTGTAGTAATAGTAGGATTAGTACTGGCAGTATTTGGTATTATTCAATAATTTATAAAAAGTACAAAAAATGAGTTTTTATACTTAATATATAATCATATAAAAAATAATAATTAACATGAAACACGTTAAAGCATTTGAAAAATTTCGTATTCAAAAAAATAGAGAAGACATTATCAAAGAAGCTGTTTACCAAGTAAACGACATATATAATGTACAAATAACTGTTCCAATTACTCAAGCTATCATAAATAAATATGTACAGAAAGTAAAAGAAACTACAGGTAAAAACTTACGTCAATTCTTTGGTGATGTTCAACTTGCCGAAGAAATAACTAAATGGGTTATGACTAACGGTTTAGATGTTGAGAAAATACCAGGTGGTGCTATCTTAGGTGGTCAAACACAAGCTCAAGGACAAGCTCAAGCAGCACCTCAAGCTCAAACACAGGAAACAACTCAGGCTCAACCAGAATCTCAGGCTCAACCAGAATCTCAGGCTCCTGTAGAAGGTCAAACTCAAGCACCAGTTCAAGGTGAAGCTCAAGCACCTGCACAAGCTCAACCAACAGAAGGTGAATTTACAGAACCACAAGCTCAAGCACCTGCACAAGGACAAGCTCAAGCACCAGTTCAAGGTGAAGAGGAAGAAGAGGAAGAAGAGGAAGAATTACCAATTTAATCTAATAAAAAAAACCACTCATTTGAGTGGTTTTTTTATTTAGTTACTATTATACTTATCTAGAAATTCTTTTTCATCAGGAGTTAGATTATCAATACCAACTTCACTAATTCTATCCAAAATATAATCAATATCAAAATCTATTTCATCTTCATTCATTTTATCAATATCATATACTTCCATAGGTGCATACATTCCCTTTTTCATATCTTCTACTCTGATATTGAATTTTTTTTCAAATTCCTCTCTTGAAAATATTAAACCCATCATATTAACAGTATCAACTATTTTAGTTTTATGATAAATATCAATAGCAGTTATTATTTCATCTAATAAATCTGGTTTAACCAAATTAGATGTATAAATACAATTATCATTCTTAAAAATGGCAATATCTTTCTTATCCATCATATACATGACATTTACCTTTCCTTCTCCATCAAGTAATGTCTCAAGTGATATAGTGTTATTAATACGACTTATAAAAATTGTTTTGTCACCATGAACATTGTTTAATAGATTTGAATAAACATCATTTACTTTTTTAGTACTTTCATCATCAGCCATTTTCTCCAAAACTTTTCTAACAAAGCCTGAAAAAACATAACCTAAGCAAAATGCACCTATTAATCCCAATATACTATAACCCATAAATAGTTCTTCTTATTTTTACTAATAAAGTATTTATTAAATTTTGATCTACACTATCTGGTAAATTTGAATCTTTAAACAATTGGTCAATCACTTTTATTTCAGACTCAACATAATCAATCAATGTTTGTAAATCTACTTCACCTCTTCTGATTGCAAGAAGTTCTTGAGCATTATCTCTTTTAACAAGAATACCTTTACCCTCTGCAATTTCTCTTGCCATATCAACTAATCTACGACAATGCATCATATTTTTACCATCAATTTGTTGACCATGTGATGTAACATCAACCCATCTTTGAAGATTTCTCTTTTCTAACCACTCTTGATACTCTCTATAATCTTTACAATGTTCAGAGTAACCATCTTTGTTATAAACAATGTTACACAATGAAGATTCACCTTTTGGAATTGAAGATAATCTTAACTGATTTGATATACCATAGTTAGGTGTAGTCAAATCTTCATCACCAACTTTAACAAGACCTTTGTAAAATCCTGGTGTATCATTATAATATACAGCATAGACATCTTTAGCATGTGGAACATTTGTTAATCCAAAATGTCTAACATCATACCCAGAACCATATTTTGAATTTTTAAAAGGAATTGTTTTTTCACCTTCAATAACATAACAGAAATCAAGTAAATCTTTTCTTGTTACTTTATCTTTCTCCCAGTTTTGTTTTTTGTTTTGACCCTTAGCTTTACCAATTTGTTGTCTTGCATATCCACCAAATGAATTTGCACATTTTTTTGATAGGAAAATATCTCTATCATTTAATATCATATCAAAAACTGGGTGTTTATATAAAATACAATCCTCTGGTGTATTAAGTAATTCTAAAACAGTAGGGTTATTACTACCCAATAATTCTAAAAATCTTCTTACCTCATAGATAACTGTATCATTTTTATCATCATTTATCTGTTCTTTATATTTAAACCCAAATATATCATCTGCAGATTGGATGAAAACACCAGCAAAGTCTGTATCTGATGTTTCTATATTAGTACCATAAGCATGAGAACCTCGTATAACAAGATACAAAGGTTGTGCACCTGGTGACTTTTCTTCTATTAATCTTAATAATTCTTCTTTCATATCAGTATAATTTATACAAAAGTAATACAAAAGTTTAATATAATCTAATTATTTGAATTTCTTTTTTAATTCACTCAAATCTAATAGATACATATCTTTAGGATCTGTCTCTTCTAAAGTCTTTATTTCAACCTTTTTATCTGTAAAGTCCTTTTTCATCTTTTCAAATAGTTCTTTTGTTAAAGAGTAGATAGGCATTCTTAATAAGTAATCAAATGAATCATCTATCTTTTCTAAACTCAATTCTTCAATACCAACAATAATCTCATCTTTTGAAACATTATTAATTTTAAGTTTCTCATCAAGTATTGCCTTAATGAATCTTCCTCTATTACTTAATATTTTTAATTCTCTATTTAACTTATCTAATTGAAAATCTTTTCTTTTATAATAATATGTTAATCTGAAATTGACAAAGTATTCTATAATCTCTTCTGATGTTTCAAATATTTTTAATTTACCAAACTCATCAAGTGTTGAAAATATTTCAGTAGATGATTCTTCTAGTTTAAGTAACTTAATTATTTTCTCATCATCTAACTTCTCTAAAACTGACCTATTAAACTTAATTGTATAATCAATATTATCTTTACAATTATCATCATAAGATACAATATCTTTACTATCACATAATTTATCTAATAACTCTTCATACTTTTCATAAGTCATTGATGGAGGTAATTCCAATATCTTAATAGTTGTAGTATTTGTCTTTTGAAATCTACCTCTTATTATCCATCTTTTACTATTCTCTTTGTCTTGTATGAACTCACCAGTAAACTCATTTAGAGAGGGTTTAATGACACCTGAACTCTTTCCCATTAAAACTCTACCACAACCATCAATTATACTCTTAATCTCTCTATTTAATACATTAGAAGCAAAACCTACTGCAATACCACTTGAACCATTTAATAATACAGTTGGAATAATTGGTAAAAAGTATCTTGGTTCAATTGATTCTCCTTCTTCTTCTTTATAATCTAATAAATCAAAGTCTTTGTAAATAAGTCTAAAGTTATTACTTAGTTTAGTACCAATATATCTTGCTGCACCAGGTTGTGGAGAACGTAATGAACCAAATTGTCCATCTTCTTCTAATAAAGCTGCATTGTTTTTGAATTTTTGTGCCATTGTTACAATAGCATTTTCTAATGAAGTATTACCATGGTGATAGAAAGCATCAGATGCAACTTTACCTGCCAACTGGAATACTTTTAAGTTTTTCTCACTTCCTGTTTTCCATATTTGGTTGGAAATGTGTATAATTTTTCTTTGTGTTGGTTTGAAACCATCAACCACAGAAGGGATTGCTCTTCCTTCAATTGAATACATTGCAAACTCTTTATACTCTTCTGATAGGAATTCTGAAATTGTTTTTTCTGTTATCATAATTTTATATATAGTAAAAATTAATCTTTGTTTTTTTACACATGAATATTAAAAAATATAATGAGTTTCTAATATTAGAAAAGTATGACCAAAATATAAGAGCTAAACTTATTGAATTGGGTGTTACTGATAAAGCAGAATTAGAAATACAAGTTAAACTTTCTAAAGAAGGACATTTAGGTGCTTATTTACACTCTAAAGGTGAAAATTTTACATTTGGTATTCTTAGAGCAATATTCTTAGATGCAATTCAAGCCAAAAAGAAAACCAAACTTAAAAAAGGAATACTTAGTACATTACCAACAATAATCCCATTAGCAATGGCACCATTCTTTCCAATACTTGCTATAGTAGGAACAATATTTGGATCATCAAGATTAGCACATAGAATATTTGATACAATATTTGAATACTTAAATCCACAATCTAAATATACTGACTTCTTAAAGAAAACTATTGATACTTATATGATGTTACCAGAAGGTGAAGTTCCACTAAAGGATAGATTCTCAAGAGCATTTGTAGTATCTGATAGATTAATTGAAGCACTTAAACCAGAAGTGGTTGATGCATTCACTACATTCATAAGTGAAAAGATGAGTCAAGAAGATGAAAATACTGTAGTTCCTGACCACTACATTGAAAATGAATTAAAAACTTATATTAATGATAAGTTTGATGTAAATCCTGAAATACCTTTAAGAAAGTAATTCTAAAATCTTATTATATTTTTCATAAACATCACGTGGACTTGAAGAATCACCTAAATAAACTATTAAACATTCAGAATCTGTCCAGAACTCATTACCATACTTAATTAAATTACCTTGAGAATCTTTTTCTTGTATATTAGAAATCTCAGAATAATTCATAAGAGTAAATCCATTAGAACCTACATGTTTTGTTCCTAATCCTCTAAACTTATTTGGAGCAAAATAATTATTTAATGCTATTTTAACATCTTTCACATTATCTTCTTTCATTTGTTTAAGTATTCTGATAATATAATGTGATATTTCAAGTTCTTTTCCACTTAAATAATCATCATATAATTTTTGAATATCTTCTATCATTTCATCATATGAATAATCAGATATACTTGCTTGAGAAAATGACTCTGAAAAATAATCATCAAATTTATATTCTTCACCTGAAATTTTACAAGATGAATTCCATAAATCACCATCAGGTGCAACTGCAAAATTAGCTCCATCATAAGGTATTATACAATAGTAATAATCTCCAAATGAAGGATCAAATCCAAAGTTAGTTGACCCTATTATAGATTGTGTTCTTTTAGGAAAACCATTCCAAGATGGTAAGTTATCCATTAACAAAGTATGATGACTTGAAAAAACACCACCAGAACCTTCATCTTTCATAAGTGGATTTCTATGTGATAATTTAGGATTAATATAAGAATAGTCACCATTAAATGATGCCTTTATTCTTTGTAAATATTTTGGACTTGCTAAAAAGTCTTTACATTTAGTTTTAGCTAAATTTATAAACTCTTCGTCAGATAATCTTGCTGTTCTACTTTCAAACAATTTAAAGTATTGTATTTTCTTCATATTATTATATATTAAATTTGAATCACAATAAAGAAAATAAAATATATAATTTATGGAAGGTCAATTATTAAAAAAACTAGGAATTGAAAAAGTTAAAGTAGTTAATAAAGACTTTGATAATATATGTGATTCCTATACAAAAAAAGCAAGAGAATTAGGTTACTTTGGTGAACTTAAATTTATTAAGGAACATGGGAAAATTATTATCTATGTAACTATTTAAGTTTATTATCAGCATATATTAAAAATCCTATACCTGATAAAAAACAAACAAATGATGTTGCCACAATAGTTTGAACTTGATACATACTAAAGAATCCACAATCTAACATAAACCCTATTGTTAATGAAAAAAAAACTAAGGTAATACCTACATATCTTAAAAATTTTATATAACTCATATACTATATATTGATTTTTTCTTTTTTATATATACTAAAAAAGGAGAAATAATGAAAAGATTATTATTACTATTATTACTTACAACATCTTTTTTATCATTTGGACAATTAAGAGATAGTGTTTATGTTAAGACTGATATATTTGAAGTAAGTTATTCAGAAAAATTAGAACAACCTTTAAGAATAAAATACCAAGTTCTTTGTCCAAATGGAAGTGCATCAAGACAAGGCATGGATTTCTATACAGAAAAACAATACAAAACTTCTGATGCAAAAGATTATGAAAATAATGTTTATGATAAAGGTCATTTAGCTCCTGCAGCAGATTTTAGTTGTGATAAAGTAATGTTATATAAAACATTTACATATCTTAATTGTACTCTTCAAAATCAATACTTAAATAGAGGTACTTGGAGATTTCTTGAAGTATATGAAAGAGAACTTGCCAAGAAATATATTGTTAATGTTGAAATAAAACTTATATATTCAGATAAGTCTATAAAACTACCTACAGGTGCAACAGTACCAGATGCTTTCTTAAAGATTATTAAATATAATGGTATTGTAGAAAAGTATTACTTTTTAAATGAAAAACCTAAATCAAGTGATTTCAAGCTATACATTGTTAATTAAAAAGAGACTCATTTGAGTCTCTTTTTTTTAATTAAATTCAGTTTCTAATATTTTAACAACTTCTCTTATAGTTTCTTCTTCTAAGTCTGTTTGTTTAACAAGATAATTAAAGTCTGCTTTTAATACACTTTTTGCAGTGTCAAGTCCAATACTTTTGAATATATCAATAATCCAACCATCAATTTCATCTGAGAAATCTTCCAATAAAACATCTTCAACATCATGATCATCTGCAAATACATTGATTTTATAACCAGTTAATTTACTTGCCATTCTGATATTCATACCACCTTTACCAATAGCCATTGCAATTTGGTCAGAACCAATATAAACACTTGCTGTTTTCTTTTCTTCATTGATTTCAATGTTACTTGCTTTAGCTAAGTTTAATGATCGTTGAATATACAATGATTTATTAGTTGTATAATTGATAATATCAATATGTTCATTTCTTAACTCTCTCACAACTGAATTAATTCTACTTCCCTTTGTACCAACACAAGTTCCAACAGGATCAATTCTATCATCATATGATTCAACAGCAACTTTTGCTTTAACTCCAGGTTCTCTTGTAATTCCTTTAATAGTAATCAAACCATCAAATACCTCAGGTATTTCCATTTCAAATACTTTCTCTAAGAACTTATTAGAAGTTCTTGATAATAAGATAACAATGTTATTGTTTCTCATTTCAACTGCAGAAATTATTGATCTTACAGAATCTCCTTTTCTAAAAAAGTCAGAAGGAATTTGTTCAGACTTAGGTAATATTAATTCAGTACCATCTTCATCTAAGATAATAACTTGATTTCTTAAAATCTGATATACTTCACCAGTGATAAGTTCACCAATTCTTTCTTCATACTTCTCTTGTAAATCTTGTTTACCAATATCTAAAATTTTAGATTTTAAAACTTGACGAATTGATGATATAGAACGTCTACCAAAATCAGTAATTTTCAATTCATCTGAATAATCTTCACCAACTTCAAAACCAGCTTCTATTTTATTCACATCAGTAAATTTAATATGAATATTTTCATCAAATTCATCATAGTTGTCTTCAACTACTATTCTATTTCTCCATATTTCTAAATCACCTATATTTGGATTAACAATAATGTCAAAATTTTCAGATGAACCATACTTTTTAGTAATAATTGTTCTGAACACATCCTGCATTACTTTAATCATTGTCTCTTTATCAATGTTTTTAACATCTTTTAACTCTGAGAATGAGTCTATTAAGTTTATATTATCCATAATATATTTATTTGTTTTATATTTTATATAGAAATTATCAAAAGTTTAGAAATAAAAAAGATGTATCACTACACCTTTTTTTTATTTTCTTCTTTTCTCTTTTCCCATTCATCATATAACCATTTGATTAGTGGTATTAATATAGTAACTAATAACCATTGCCAATATTCACTAATCCAAGTAATTATACTAAATTTTATATTTGATTTTACTTTTATCTTTTTATCAAAAACTACTATATCTTTATAATAACTTTCACCATCTTCCTTTATTCTTATCTTTACATTTAATTTCAATAAATTATTACCACCTTTTAAAGGAATAATATTCCAAGCCCATTCTGTATATCCCCTCTTACTTATATTTTGATATTCTGTTGATAATGTATCTATTCTAAAACTATTCTTACCAACTATTAAGTTTGCAGACATTATAGGTGATACATTTATTTGTTCAACTTCCACTACAGAATTATCAACATCATCTGCAATTGGTATCTTTCTATCTCCAACAACCAACATAGTTTTATTATTTTCTTTAGTAATTCTTATTTTAACTAAATAACTATTACCAACTGTCATATCTTTAGGAACTTTGTATGCAATAAGTCCTTCTGTATATTGTGGATCTTGTATAACAACTACTTCTTTCTGTTTCTTTTTAGTTTGTTTAGTATTTTTAACTATTTGTCTATGAATTAAAACTGAATCACTTGAACTATCTTGTCTATCTTTAACAAAAACTGCAGAAACTTCTGGACATCCCATATTATCAGAAGTACCTGGTATATCAGGACACTTATCGTAACTATCTGGTACACCATCTTTATCAAAGTCATGTAAAACCATTTTTGGTTCAGCAGTTGGTTTGGACCCAGTTTCTAAATCATTATTCATTTTACTTTTACAAGAAATTAATATAAATAAAAAAAGAAATAATAAATACTTTATCTGTTTCATAAAATATATATTATTTCTTTAATATGTTCTTTTTCTTAATCTTAGTCTAAGATAGAGTTAATCTTAGTATCTCTGTATGATTTCATATCTAAATCTGTTTCAACAACTTCATAAAAAGATATTTCAAGCATTTTTGCATACTTTTTAGATTCTTCATCATTTGCCATTGGGTGTAGTCTATAATCTGTTCTATCCCAACTTCCTTGTTTTTCAATCTCACCATACTTTTCAACTAATGACTTATTGAAATCAGTATAAACATCTTCATCTACTTTAAGTACTTCATCTAAACCATAACCATAGTCTGTAATATTAAGTTGTTTATACTCTTGAATATTCAATTCATATACTTTTTGATCAGCATCTTCTTTATCAAATACAATTAATGATGGTCTACCACCATCTACTTCATTGTAAATGTTATCATCATACTCAAACCCTTTTTTTAAAATCACATAAGCTTTTTTCATTCTTCTTTCTTTTTTAATATTAATTCTATTTTTTTATCTCTATGATATTCTGTTATTAAATCTTTTAATGTTGTTACCCAATCATTTTTAATATCTTTTATATATGATGATGTTAAAAAGTTTTCTTCCCACTTATTTTCATCCATTTGCATCATAATATTAGAATAAACTCCTTTTGAATCCTTATACATCTGATAGACATACTTGAAATCATTAATATATCTTTTTGTATATGAAAAATCTTCTAAATCATTACCAATAAATATGATAGGTAAATCAGTTATTGTTCTAACTGATTCTAAAACAATTGGATAATTCTTATCAACACTAACAATTATAACATCAACTCTAAATAAATTACCTGCTAATAATTTAGGTATTTCTTCATAATAAGTATTGTAGTATTTAGTTGAACAATTTGGTCTTAATGAACCATACTTATATGAATGTGATATAAACAAACAATTAATTCCCTCTAAATCAAAGAAATTAATTATTCTGTTTGCTATATTCTGACCATCCTTTACAAGAAAAAGTGTATTGTCTAACTTATCTCTACCAATTTCTAACATTTTAATATTTTTGTTCTATTTCTGTATATCCCATATATATAAAAAGTAAACAAAAGATTGCCATAATATACATTTCTGAATAAATTGAGAATACTAATAACAATATACTGGAGATAATTGATATAACACCATTAATCTTTCTACCAATTGTTGGTTTAGTAACCCATTGACAGATTGCTTTTGAAATTCTACCACCATCCATAGGATATATTGGCAATATATTAAATACAAATAATATAAAGTTATAAGAAGTAAATGTTAATAAAAAACTTGCTAAGAAAGTATCAGCACCACCATTATTAAGTAATAACCAACCAAGACCAGATAAAATTAAATTACTAAGTGGACCTGCAATTGAAACAAGAATTGTCTGACCATAAGGAGTATAAGTAGTATCAATTCCAGCAGAACCAAATAAAAAGTCTAAACAAACACTAGAAACAGGAAGATTAAATTTATTAGCAACATATGTATGTGCCAATTCATGTACTAATACTGCAATAAAAAAGGTAACAAATGTATTGATACCAAATAACAAAAAGAGGAAGAACCAATATTTCAAATAAACTGGTGTTCCCATAAAATCAAATAACTTAAAAGAGTTTTTCATAAATATAATTAGTTTAGATGCAAATATACATTAAATTAAATGATATTAAAAAATTATTTCAATAAAACTTTTTCACAATTATTTTATATCAACTAAACATTATAAATATTAAAATATGACAGATTTAGGAAAAGATTTTAAGAAATATGCTTTAAGTGAAGGTATTTCTTCTATGAATTTACATTACTTTGAAAAAAATTTAGTAGAGAATAGTATGACACCATACATTCTTGAAGAAAGAGAAATGAGAGTAACTCAGATGGACATCTTTAGCAGATTAATGAGAGATAGAATTTTATGGGTTGCAGGTGTTGTAAATACACAAATGTCAACTGTAGTTCAAGCACAATTAATGTACTTAGACTCAGTTGAGAAAAAAGATATTACATTACATATTGATTCTCCAGGTGGATCAGTTTTAGCAGGATTAGGTATGGTAGATGTTATGAGGTACATTAAATCAGATGTACAAACTATTAATACTGGTATGGCAGCTTCTATGGGTTCTATCTTATTATCATCAGGAACTAAAGGAAAAAGAGCATCATTAAACTTCTCTAAAGTTATGATACACCAAGTTTCTTCTGGGGCGTCTGGACATGTTGAAGATAATCGTATTTCACAAATGGAATCAGAAAAATATAACTATATCTTATTCAAGATGCTTGCTGAGAATAGTGGTAGAGAATTTGATTATGTTCTTGAAAGTGCAAGAAGAGATAATTGGTTAAATGCACAAGAAGCTTTAGATTTTGGATTTATTGATGAAGTTCTTATAACTGAAAAATCAACACCAATTACTACTTACCTTGATGGTTTTGAAGACTACTACAAGAAAGAAGTATTAAAAATGAAATCTTAAAACAAAACCCACTGAAAAGTGGGTTTTTATTTATCTACAATCTGGACAATCAACTTGTTCATCACCATTACAAATACTACAGGTAATATCTCCAACACCTAAACATCTTTCACAATCAATTGTTCCTTCACCATCACACTCAGGACAATTAAGTTCACCTTTACCTTCACAAAAGTCACAATCAGGATCACTACCATCACAAGAAGGACAAGGTACTATTTTTCTACCATCACAGAAATCACAAGTTTCACCTCTTACACCTTCACATTCTGGACATTCTACAATTCCAGTACTTAAACACTCTGGACAATCTACTTCACCACCTCCACCACAAAAGCTACAAGGACTTAAATTACCATCAGTACCTTCTAAATAATAATCTTTATCTCTACTTTCTTCATTTGTTAATATACCTGTTTTAATTGTATAATATTTAAGAGTATCCATATAAGGATAACCATTATCATATTCTGTATTTTCAGGTAATTTAACTTTTATAATACTTTCATCTTTACTTAATTGAACACCATTCAACATTAAAGGTGTATCCTCATTAAAATCTTGATCTTTCTTATATAAAAATCCATTCTTATTAGCAAATTCTTTGAAAAATTCAATATCAGCAGTATCAATTACATAAACACGATCCATTATTTTTCTACCTTTATTATCAGTCCATAGTAAAGCTCTACCTGTTATTTTATCTTCTACAGGTAATGTAATAACTTCTCCAGTATCTTCATCTACATAATCTTCAACATATCCTTCTTCTTGTCTAAGTATAATCATAGAAACTTGATCTGGATTATAAACATAAATATCAAAGTAAGGTTGACAATATTTATGTTTCATACAAGAACCACCCAAAGAACCTTTTTTAGTAAAATAAGTATTTGATAAATAATACTTTCTTATATCTTCACCTTTAACAATCTCAAATCTACTTAATGTATTGTTTCTTAACTTCATTTGAGTCTTATACTTATTAACAAAATCTTCTATTTGAACTGGAGTAAAATCATATCCAGCTTTAGTTAAAATCTTATTAACAAACTTACCTACTTTATATTCAGTACTTTTATAATCACTAACATCTAATCTTAATCCTGACTTCTTTATAAAAACATTATTTCTACCATTATCCCAACTAAAATGTACCAATCTATATGGTTCTTTCCAATATTCCCAATTAGTACTAGGTATAATCTTATTCAACTCTTCTATTGTAGGTTGAGCAACTATTTTACCAACAGTACCTTCTAATGGTTCAGCAACATTACCAATTGGATAACTTTTATTTACTCTTGCAGTTTGTGCCAATTGATAATAAAGATTATATGGTTCGGCAGTAACTACATAATTAACAGAATCTACTTTATCATCTGGTATAAAAGAAATAGAATCATCTTTAGTACTTATGTCAATAAAATTAGTATTAACATCAACATCTTTACCTATTATTTCTTCTAATGCATCTTTTATAGGAGAATCTATTCTATTAATAAGACTTGTAAATCTTGGCATAAATTGTATCTTTGCCTCTAAAAGTAATTCTAATTTACTTTCATTAATAAAGTCTAAATAACCATTAACAATTTTATTCATATAATATATATATTAAATAATCTATGTCAAAAAAGTATCAAGGAAATATAGTAGAAATTGATCCATTATGGGAAGATGTTAAGTTGTTATTCATTACAACTACTACATCAAATTTTTCATTGGATATAAAACCAAAACCTCTTTTTCTATTTATATATGAAAATAGTTTACACTTTGGTATATGTGATTATGAGTTTCAGTTTTTACAGAATTATGAAGATTTTATAATGCAAAATGAACAAGTATTCAATTCTTTTTTTCCTAACTCAGAAGAATTTATTTATCTAAAAGATATGAATCCAACTTACTATAAATTAAATTATCAAAAAACTATTAATCAAGAAGATTTAGGTGATTTCAGTGACTATGAGTTAGATTTACTTAAAAAATGGAATAGAGAATTAAGTATTAATAAATTACTTTTTTAATATAAGGTCAATTTTTTTATCTCTAATAACATCAATTCTTTCAATATACATTTTTTCTATATAATACATAGGATCCATACCTAAATCTTGTACTTCATATATTTGTTGTTGTGTAATATCTAATTTTATACCTTTATATATCAGATAACCATTCTTATCAATTTTCATACTCATAAAATTTATATAAAAATAATTGAAAAAAGTTAATTATATTAAAATATAAGTTGTATCTTTGTATAGAAATTCAAACTATAAAATATTATGAAAATATTAGACTTAGTTGACCAAGAAAAAGATGGAGATTCAATGCTTAGATACAAAATATCTAAATTCCCTGATGGTCAACAATCAATCAACCTTGACTTCATACATCTTGAAGATGAAGTAAAAATTAGTTCAAGACTTAATGACTTCAAAGACTTAGAAGTTATTTTATGTGCAACTGCTGCTCTTAGAAATTTAGGAGTAAAAACCATTCACCTTTATGTACCATACTTCTTAGGTGCTCGTTCTGATAGACAATTTGAAGATGGAGGTATCAATTATCTTAAAGATGTTATCTGTCCAATTATCAATTCACAAAATTATGAAACTGTAACTATTGTAGATGCTCACTCTGATGTACTTGAAGCTTGTATTCATAACTACAGAAAGATTGATAACATCAAATTAGTTAAATTTGCTTTAACTGACATTGATAATACAAATGGTGCAAGAGAAAGACTTATCTTAGTTTCTCCTGATGCAGGTGCTCTTAAAAAAATGTATCATGTTTCAGAACATTTTGGAATTGACAAAATGGTTATTGCAAACAAACACAGAGATATTAAAACTGGTAAAATTACTCACACAGAAGTTCCTGGACTTACTCAAGAACCTGGTAGTAAAAACTTTGTTATCATTGATGATATTTGTGATGGTGGTAGAACTTTCTTAGAAATTGCTAAAACAATCAGAAAAGAAAGAGAAGATTCTGTCTTTAATGACAAAATCTATTTAGTAGTTACTCATGGAATCTTCTCTGCAGGATTTAGTGAATTAAAAAACTGGATTGATGGTATTTATTGTACCAACTCAGTTAAAGATGTAGATAATGAATTAGTAAAACAACTTAATATATTTTAATATGAACTTTTTAGAAATTTATTGGACAGATGTATATAAAACAGGACACAAACCAATGTTACCTGTAGGAAGTACCTTAATGTACTCAAACAACACACCAAGAAGTGGTAAACATAGTAATTGTCCTAATGATGGTGAAGTTGTTCAATTTGGACAACAAAAACTTGTTAGACAAATGTATCATGACTGGAATACAAATTTCTTTAACAGACCTATTCAAGAAATTGATAAGTTTGGTGAAGATATGACAATGATGTTGGGTTTATCTCAACCTTATGATGTAACTCACTTCAAAGAATTACACAAATTAGGTTACTTACCTGTTAGAATTAAATCTTTAGAAGAAGGAACTGTAACTCCCTACAAAATACCTTCTTTCACTATTGTAAATACTCAACCATTAAATGGTTATGTTGCTGACTGGATTGTAAACTATTTAGAAACTATCTTATCTGCTGAGTTTTGGCAAGGTCAAACATCAGCTACCTTTGTACGTTCTTTAAGACAATTAGGTAAAAAATGGATTATGAAAACTAATCCAGAAGCTATTGGTTTCTTAGACTTCCAATTCCATGATTTCTCTATGAGAGGTATGGGCGGTAAATCTGCAATTGTTAACTCTGGTTTAGGTTTTGCAACTGGTTCAAGAGGTTCTGATACTTTACCAGTAATTCCTGCAGCAAGAATGTATTATGATGAAGTTGAACCTTGTATCAACTCTGTAATTGCATCTGAACATGCTATTATGTGTTCTTTAACTGGTTTCTTTATGCAAAATGCACAAGGTGACTGGACTAAAGTTGGTGAGTTTGAGTATGAAATGTTTGTTTACTTATTGAAAAAATTTCCAAGTGGTATTCTTTCTTTGGTAATGGACACCTTTGACTTATGGAGAGCAATCACAGAATATTGTGTTAAAGCAAAAGACTTGATTATGTCTCGTGATGGTAAATTGGTAATCAGACCTGACTCTGGAGATCCTGTTGATATTCTTTGTGGAACTGTACAAGAATGTGATAGAGAAAATGTTTTAAAATTAATTGCTAATAAACCAGAAGAAAGAAAATGGTTACCTTCACACTCTGGTGTTATTGAATTGCTCTGGAACATCTTTGGTGGTACAATTTCATCTACAGGATACAAAGTATTAGATTCACATATTGGAGCAATCTATGGTGATAGTATTAACTATGATAGAGCTCAAAGAATCTTTGAAAGATTAGAAGCTAAAGGTTTTGCTTCTACAAATGTAGTTCTTGGTATTGGGTCTTACTCTTTACAACATGTAACAAGAGATACACATGGTTCTGCTCAAAAAGCAACTTACATTGAGATTTTACAAGGCGATAAACCTGTTGGAATTGAAATCTTTAAGGATCCAATTACTGATGGTGGTACTAAAAAATCTGCAAAAGGTCTTTTACAAGTCTATGAAGAAGATGGTGTAATTAAATTAAAAGATCAATGTACTTGGGAAGAAGAAGGTAAAGGTTTACTTCAAGTAATCTTTGAAGATGGTAAGTTTTATAATGAAACTACTCTTACAAGAATTAGAGAGAAACTAAATAACTAAGAATTAAGAGTGATGAAAGTCACTCTTTTTTTAATTAGTTTGTAAAAGAACTTATGAAAAAGAGAAGAGAAGAAAAATAAAAAAATCCATCATTTGATGGATTTTTTATTATATATCAGGAAACATATTTCTAATCTTTTTCTTTCTTTTTAGATTTTTAGGTCCAGGAAATGTCATACTCATTGTTCTTGGATATAAAGAAGCATAGTCAAGATTTATAGGTTCAATACCTTGAGAACCACCAGATACTAAAGATCCTGAATATCCTTGTGGAGCAACAGAAGTTACTAAACTTTTTTGATTCTTTCTTTGCTCTAATAGCTCTTCAAGAATTTTATTATAATCTACTTCATCCATACTACTTATGTGTTATATGTCTAAATCTAGTTAGTGTTTCATTTCTAACTTCTCTGAACTTAGAATCCAATTCTTCCCAAGTCCAATGTTTTGACTTTATTTCATCCCATATCCAGTTAGCACATCCAAAATCAGTTATTTTACCATCTTTTACAATCTGAGTTGCAAACATTGGTATTCTTATTGAGTGAAATAATGATTTAACACCAATATGATATTCATCAAATTGTATTTTCTTGTTAGCTTTTACCCAAGAGTTAGAACTAATATGTGATGTGGCATGTCTTAATTTTTTTACATCAAATTTAAAAGTAAATTTCTTATCTTCTTTTAATTTAGCCCAATCTGGTGCATAAATACATTCTAAGTTGTTTATTCTATGCCAATCTAAATCTTCTTGAAACTTAGTTGGTGTATAAACATGAATGTTAAATAATCCTTTTCTTAACTCAGTTGAATTAACTGAATTATTAGCAACCATAATAACATCCCAGTCAGATTTACTATTTGCAGTTCCATATACTTGTGAACCAAATATATAAACATTAAATACTCTACTTTTATGTATTCCTGATGCTTTTATTATTGTGTCTAATGTTGGTATCATCCTAATATCTTTTTTAATTTCTCTTCTCTAATATCTGCAATTGTCATAAAGTAATTTTTCACATCTAACCAAAATACTTGAATTATTAGTTTAGAGCCTACAAATTCTAATTCAACTATCCAATCATCATTTAATTCTTCTATACTGATTATATCCAATTCAAATCCTTTATAAATATTTTGCATATTTTCAGAATTAATATAATTTTTACTATTGCTAACTTTATTCAAATCATACTCAAAATCTTTTTGAACCACAATTCTTTCACCTATAGTTGGTAGTGTATAATAACTCTTATCAAATTTTAATACACCTGTTGAAATCCTTGTCTTTACAAAAACAACCCACAAACAAATAAGTCCCATTAAACTTATACCATAAAACATTGTTGTTGTAAATTGTAACATAACTGCAGAAGCACCAATTAATAATAGAACTATTCCTACTCTATTATCTTTTGATATCCACTTATCTATTTTATATAATTTATTCTTTAACATGCTAAATAAAATTGCATTTCATTACTATTCAATACCTTATTAATCTGTTCTTCTCTTTTATAAGTCTTCATTATTAAATGAACCTTAGTATAATAGTCAAATAATTTCTTTCTATGTTCTTCACTTCTCCATTTTACCTTTGGATCACTAAACTCTTGTAATTCTTCTTCAATATCTTCTATTGTCATTACATTATATCTACCCCATTCTCTTAATAAGAATATATCTCTTGTGTTTGGGTCTGAATGAAAAACACTTAAATCTTCACATATCATATCTGGTCTTAAATTACCAATATAAGGATAATCTAAATCATCTCTTAATACTGAAAGTGCTACACCACCTCTTATTATTACTTTCATAAAACTAAATTTTCACAAATATAAGGATTAATTTTTGATAAAAAATATTTGGTGATTAAAATATTTATACTATCTTTGCATCAACAAAATAGAAAATTACTATATAATAGTACAATTGGTCCTATAGCTCAGTTGGTTAGAGCAACTGACTCATGTTGGAAAGCAACAAATGGTATGTTGAATAATGTAAATTATTAACACTTTGTGTTTGAGGTTCGAATCCTTATTCCAACACAAGTCTTTATGATTAAAGAAATCAGTAGGTCCCTGGTTCGAGCCCAGGTGGGACCACAATTAAAAATTAAAAGTATCAAAATGGAATTGAATGAAATTAAAAAAGATTTGTATAAATCTAAAGCAATGGCAAAATTAAGTCACTATGTTAGTGGTAACCTTTACTATACAGTAGAGTTGACTGATGGAGTCTATCAATTCCCTATCTCTACTATTGAGGTTAATACTGAAATAATTAAAGATGTTGATGTAGAATTGATGTCATTATCATCTGATTTAGGTACAACTACATTTGAGTCTGAAATGAAAGGGTCGGATCTGAATCGTTGGATTGCTAAAGCAGTTGAAAAAGGAGAATTTATAAAAATAAGTTAGTAAAAACCCTTATCTAAATAAGGGTTTTTTAGTAAAAAAACTAAACTACTTTTATATGCATCTAACTCTGTTTCATATCTACCAATATTAATATTTTTCTTATTATATTTATCCCACATAGCAACCTTCCATTTATTTCTCAATTTATCAAATGTAACATATTTATAATTTGATGATGGTACTTTAATGTTATTTTCCTTCTTACCAAAGAAATCATCAAACTTAATTTTTTTACGTTCTAAAAAATAATTAGAATCTTGATACATAAACTTATATAATTCTCTTACTATTTTTTTAGATCCTATTTTTATTTCACTAGCAAATGATGAAGTTTTATATATTTTATTTACTATTTTTATATTTAGGTATTCAGATATTTTTGATAATAAATCAGTTAAAAATGAAAATTCACCTACTATTGAGAATGTTATTCTTTTATTTTGAATAGTAACACATCCATCACCATCAAAATAACCTCTCAAAAAATGTCTAAATTTATTAATATCATCAATTTCTTTTGGAAATTTCATATCATATGTTTTATTTTTAGTCATTCCTATGTCTGATAGTCTTTTACATATATTCATATTACAAATATATAATTTATGTGAATCTTTATGTAATTTATTGATTAAACTTAAATTATTTGTTAATAATGGTCTGTGATTTTCATAAATAATACTTGATAATTTTTCAAGTATTATTTTATCATCACCTGATAATGCAATTGAGACATTCTTACCATTATTATGACCATCTGCCATTAAAAGACCTAAGAAGTAATTCTTATCTTCTGTATCTAAATTATCAAAGTATTTTTCATTTATTTTATATTTCATGGAATTATATGTTCTTTATTGTATATATTAAAAATTTTTTTGTACCTTTGTATAATAATTAAAAAATTAGAAAAAAATGAGTAATTGGAAAGTTTCAAGAGAAAAGATTGAGTTGTTTACACATACAAATGCAGATTCATTAATGATTGGTAAGGTTGGTACTTATCAAGTAGTTGTACAAAAAGGATTATATAAAGATGGTGATGTTGTTGTATTTGCACCTGAAAAATCTATATTAAGTGGTAAAATAAAAGAATCATTTCAGACATACCTTGCAGGTCCTGATAATGATAGAGTTAAATCTATTAGATTAAGAGGTGAATTATCTTGTGGAATTATTATACCTGATAACCTTATTGACAACATTGATAGTTATGAAATTGGTGAAGATATTTCATCTGTATGTGATATTAAATATTATACTCCAGTAATCCCTGCACAATTAGCTGGTAAAGTAAGTGCTTTTGATATGCCTTACATTGGTAAACATGATTGTGAACACGCAACCGTTTATGTTAATGACCTTGTTCAAGGTGAAAGGGTTGTTATCTCTGAGAAACTTCATGGTTCTCAGTTTATCCTTGCTCATAACTTAGAAGATAGTAATACTATTGTTTCTTCTAAAGGTATGTTAAAACAAGGTCTTTCTCTTGAAGAGTCTGATGAAAATACCTACTGGGTTGCAGCTAAAAATGATGATGTGGTTGGTAGAATCCAAAGAAACTTCACAGAAGGTGTTGTTCAAGTATTTGGTGAAGTAATTCCTGTTCAAGGTGGTTACAACTATGGTCAGAATAAACCTACAGTTAGATTATTTGATGTCAGAGTGAATAATGTTTCTATTCCTTATGACCAAGTTCCTGCTGAGTTCACAGAAATCTGGGTTCCAATTGTTTATGATGGACCTATCAAACTTGATGAAGTTGAAGTAGTTATCTATGAAGATGCTTCTAAAGGTATTAGAAAAACAAGAACTGATTTACTTCTTTCTGCAGAAGTTGTAGCTCTTTGTAAAGGTAGAGAAACTGTCTCTGGTAGAGAACAACACATCAGAGAAGGTGTTGTAATTGCACCTTACATTGACAGAAAAGCTAAAGATGGAACTAGATTAAGATTAAAATTAATCAATCCTGCATATAAAGAAACAGGTGAAGAAATAAATTAAAATTATTATATTATTTATTTATATATCATGATGTTGCATGAAATGTTAATTATAAGAGACCTATTTAAGGTCTTTTTTTTATTCAAAATAATTCCTTATCTTTGCACTTATGAAAGTAATATTTTTAGATATAGATGGTGTACTTAATGTATATTGTGAAGGTAGAGACCAATTTGGTTGTACCTTCCACTCTAACTTTGTAGATAACCTAAGAAATATCATTGAACAAACTGGAGCAAAAATTGTTATTTCTTCTTCTTGGAGAAGTGATGGCTTAGAAGTGATGCAAGAAATGTGGAAGTTTAGAAATTATCCTGGAGAAGTAATTGCAATCACACCTTTTTCTTGGGAATTAATGGATTTAGGCTTATTTGAGTACTATGATCAGATTGAAAGAGGTCATGAGATTGAAATGTGGTTAAGTGTTCATCCAGAAGTCTCTAATTATGTTATAATAGATGATGATAATGATATGTTGGATAACCAAAGAGCTAATTTTGTAAGAACTGCTAATAATAATCATCATGGAGACCATGTTGATGTACTTGGATATGGTTTAACAAAAATATGTTCAGAGAAAGTAATAGAAATTTTAAAGGATTAATAGATGATAAGATGTATAAATGAAAAATGGGCCCATTGGGGAGTAATCTTTGATGAAGGAAAAGAATATAACTTTGAGTATATTGATGATAAGAATGTTAGTATAATTACTGACTATGAAAAATATTATCATTATATTTCTATTAGTGCAAGTTCTATAGACTGGATTAGACAAGGTTATAAACAAGAAAACTTACATGAAGTTATTCCTGACTTTTTGCAACATAAAGAAATAATGAAAAGATATACTACAAAAGTAAAATTACCTTTTATTAAAGTAAAAGGTGATGATGGTAATAACTATTCTTTATGTACATTAACAAAAGAAGAAATATTATCATTATATGATGTTGCAATAGATAAACATGGTAAAATTGCATTTAGCTACTCTACATCTTTAGTTGATGAATACTTTGAGTTCAAAGAGATTAGTAGAGATAAAAAATTAAAAGAATTAGGATTATGACAGAAGATGAAAAAGAAAATTGGGAAAGACTTAACTATAGAATGGATGAAGAAGGATTCCATTATTGTTTCAATGGTTACTCAAACTGGGAAGAAATAGAGGATGAAGAATTTCATAAATTAAAAGAACAATATTTAAAGTCAGCAGAAGAATTAGAAGAATATGTAAAAAGTAAATTAAGATGAATAAACAAGCAGTATATTTTGTAGAAACAAAAGAAGGAGAAAGACTTTATAAACTAGATACATTCTGGTCTAAAGGTGACATCAATGATGGTGTTAAAGTACACAATGATAGTGAATATGACCAAGAAAGATTTTTTGATTCATTATGTTCAGGGTTTAAACCTTGGGATAGAAAAGAAGATGTAGAAAAATTAAACAAAGTTAGAGAAAGATATACCAATTCTAAATATGGTTATCAAATAGTTATGTCAGATCAAAAGATAAACTATATTGAAAAACAAGAATTATCAAACCCTGTTTATCTTAGACTGATACAGGAAATAAATGATGATTTTATAGTTCAATCAGTTGAGTTTACACCTTATGATAGAGATACTAAAATAGACCAAATTCTAAATGATTAAATTAATTAAAATAGGTGATGTTATTCACAATTATACAGAGGATCCAAAAAGTATATCCTTTATTATGATTGATATAGATAACAAAGATAAGAATATTTCTGAGTTATCTAAATATGTTCTATCTAATCAAGAATTTGTTGATAAATATAAAATAATGAGATCTAAAGATATTGTTAGAATTGAAAAATATAATATTGAAAATCTCAATTTAGGTAGTAAAACAGACAGAGGTACTATAAAAGAAGTTATAGACTTCATAGTTATTACAGAGGCAAACATTTATGTAATAGATGATATAAGTTACTATAGAGATATAAAACTTAAAAAATTAGGATTATGAAAGTAATTAAAACCTTTACAGATAGTAGTTATTCATATGGGAATGAAAGAACATTTATTGTTCCTGCATTTAGTAAACTATTAAATGTTTTTTTAGAACATTCATCACTTACTATCTTAGTAGAATATGATGATTTAGAAGAAGAAACTAAAACCATAATGGTCAGAACCAAAGAAGGTTTAAATGTTACTGAGGAAATGGCTGGTAGTTTTTCATATAAATATTGGGGAACAATTACACAAAGTAACTCTTCATTAATAAACAATTCAAATGCAGTAATTGGTGGTGTAAACATTAGTATGAATATATTCAATGAAAATAAGTATTTTCATATATTTTATCAAGAGATAAAACCTTTATGTGAAATGCGTGATGAAAAATTAAATGAATTAATTTAATATATACTCTTATGAGGTATATTAAGTTATTTGAAAAATGGGGAATTAACAAAGAATTAGAGGATTTAACAGATGAATATATGACATCTATAAAAGAAAATCCAGAACAAAATGATTTTAACTTTGTACTCTATCATGAATTAGGCAATTATCCATTTAAACTAAAAATCAAAGAATTAGGAGGTAAAACAGAAGGTAATATCACCTATGATGTAGATGGTGAAAAAAGAACATCAAACTTTTTAATAACACTTTCAGATAGAAATGATAAATCAACTTTACTTCATGAATTAAAACACTTTGATAGAATTATCAGAATGGGTCCAGATGATGGTACTATTAGAAAATCTCTAAGATGGGTTAACTTTATAGATAATGATTTTAATCCAGGAATTAAATCTATATTCTATTTACTTAATGATGATGAATTTGAAGCAAAGTATCATGGTTATTATTCTAAAATTGACCAATACCTTGAAAAGAATTTAATTGAAAATCCTACAAGAGAAGATGTTATTAATCAAATAAACTTTTACTTAAAACTACCTGAATGTGATAAATCATATACTTGGTGGAAAAATAACATATACTTAAAGTTTGATAGATATGGTGATGAGAAATATATTGAGAAATTATTTGACTTACTAATCAATGGTGAAATTACACC